GTCCTCTTTGATTTTTTTTCGTGGTACCCATGAGTGCTCGAGTACAAAGAAATCGTTGTTTGGCAACGGAAACTCTAAGCAGGCCGAGCAAAAATCGTTTGTTTCTGCAAGGTCAAATCCACCGTAACAAAGCTGACCTTTTAACTTTTCAAGACTAATCTCGCGATTATTTTTGCGAATCGTTTGGATATCAAGAAAAGAGAGCTCATCCACCAATGTAAATACGTTTAATTGCTTGTTAATCCAGTCGGATCTTTCCGCAGGCACTAATTTACAACGCTCCCAGTCAGCTATCAGATCCTCAAGCATTATTAGTTTTCCGAGTGAAGGGTTCGCCTTTCCCCAACAGGTAATGTCATCAGGATCGTCGTTCTCGTCTATCTCGTCTATATATACAAACATTCTATCGGCCACAACCGGTGATATTGCTCCGTTATTATCGAGTATCTGCCCGCCAAGAACGTACAAGTCCATGAGTGGTCCATCGATTACATTCCCGGAAGTTGAAATATAAACTATCAAGGGCTGTCGACGCTTAATTATCTTCTTCTTAAGCCTTGACATAAATTTGTAATCTTGGTAATCCTGTACCTCATCAAATATAGCGAGGTGGACATTTTTACCGTCCAACGTTTTAGGATCAGATGCCAGTGCTTGAATCTTTGATGCTGTCTTATCAAAATAAACACCGTCCCTGGTACACCGGAAATGCTTTTTTAGCATAGGGCTTGCTTCAATTTGTGCTTTACACTCATCGAATATTATTCGCGCTTGGTCTTTCGCGTTGGCGATACAATACACTTCTGCACCACGTTCATCATCTTTCGATGCCCCGTATACGGCATTCCCGGTAATAAGTGTGCTTTTGCCATTCCCAGAACCGACAAATACAACGCCTTCTCGAAATCGCCTAAGCCCATTTTTTTTAGCTACCCATCCAAAAAGATTAGCTTCAACAAAATGCTGCCATGGCAGCAGTTCCATTTTGTCGTAGTCGCCTTTCGTAGGGACCAAAAACCGCTCCATAAAATCGATAGGGCGGTAGGCTTTTTGTATATCGAACGTCCAAGGGTAATCATGTTTTTGCGATCGTTCTAATTCATCTATAAATCTCTGGCAAGCTTGCTTTCTTCGTTTTCCTGATATTATCTTTCCTGACAACACATCTTCTGCAAATCTGTATGCCTGCGATGATGTAATCAAACTTGAAATATTAGAAGCTTTCAAATGAATCACCGCCGCCTGAGCTCTTAACATCGAGCATCTCGTTTAACCGTTTCATGACGGCTAATAAATTTTTTGTATAGGTAACGTGCAGTTCTGCGGCTGAGGATTTTTTCATCCCCTTCTGATTCTCTCCATTCTGGTATTCCTGTTCGTAGCCGTTCTCGGCAATGTCTTTTTCAAGCTCGTCAAGCGTTACAGAGAGAAAAGCTGCTCTGGAAATAAGTTTTCTGACAAGAGCTAAGTTTTCTTTTGGAGCTGTTTTAAAAAGCTTCATCAACCTGTCGTACTCTCTGCGTATATCCTCGTTATCTGGGAGAGCTGCCTCAAGTATTTTATCATCCTTCGTTTTTGCCATTTCCTCATCTCCTTTCTGCCGACCTACACCCCCTCTGTAAATCTCCCTCGATGTAAAGGAAGGAGGGCACTCGGTTACCACGGAAGCCATCTAGCTTTTGAAGGTATGGGGGGCTATGCCTTAATCACTCTCACCCCTCTAGGTACGTCTTTTATCTTCCCTCTCTTCTTTGTCAGTTCATGACAATTCCAACACAGGCCTAATCCATTATTTAAGTCAAGTGCAAGTTGTGGATAATCTTCAAGCTCCTTGATGTGATGCGCCTCAGTTGCTGGTGCCCTTTTACAATGCTGGCATACCTTATCACGTTGTAAAACCAGCTTCCTCCATCGCCTGTGTGCTGGTGTATGATACCATCCTTGATCCTTCATTGCCTTTTTGCAACTCTTTAACATTTATATCATTCCTTCGACAAATAAAATCGTGTAACCTGTCTGTATCGATTAACTTTTGTACCCATATACCAACTTCATATTCAGTCATATGCATCTACTTCCCTAAGAATAAAAAATAGAGCCCGAAGGCTCTCGTTTTTAATTTATTAAGTTATGGGGAGGAAATAATGCAACTTTCCTTGGTATCATATTACTACATGTCGAAAGGGACATTCAAG